GAGCAAAGAGAGGATTTGATCGTGAGATCAGTAACTGAGGCTAAGACCTTAGGATATATCACTATCCAGGAAGGGATCAAAGGATCTGAGGAATTAAAGCTAATGGATGATTCTATCATCTATCAGGCTGGTGACTGTGAGATGACTCCTGATGGAGATACAGTATTCACTGACCGTGCTATAGCTGTAGAGACTTTAGGATATATGAAGAGATTCTGTCAAAAGGATCTAGCTGGATTCTGGACTCAGTTGGCATTACGCCCAGGAGCTATGGCAGAAGATCAGTCTCTTCCTTTTGAAGCACAGATCACTGACTATTTATTAAGACTTCATGCTATTGAATTAGATAAGTTAATCTGGCAAGGTAACAAAGCTACAGGTTCTGGTAACCTTCAGTGGATGAATGGATATCGTCAATTCTTGACTACTGCTAATGGATGTGTGAACTTGAATACTTCAGCTACTGCATCTATTAACTCTGGTAATGCATTTGATGTATTCTATGAGTGTTTTATCAATACTCCAGCTAACATCGCTGAGCAGGGAGATTTCATCTGCTTTACTGGCCGTGAAAACTTCAACTATTTATTGAAGGATTTGGTAGATCAAAACTTCTATCACTATTCTCCTGAGACTATTGCTAACATGGATGAGTGTTTAGTACCAGGTACAAACATGAGAGTAGTTAAAGTGCCAGGATTAAATGGCTTAGATAATATCTACACAGGTAGAGCTTCACATTTCTACTTTGGTACTGACTTATCTTCTGATTTTGAAAACTATGAATTATGGTATTCTCAGGATGATGATGTGATCTATATCAGATCTAAATTCAGAGCAGGTGTACAGGTGCCTTTCTTAGATCAAATCGGAGTATGGAACGGAACTGGATCTCCTAACTAAAATAATTAATGGGAGGGGGTAACTCCTCCCTAATTTATAAACATTAAAAAATAGAATAAGATGGCTTGTAATATGACCACAGGATATAATGATAGAACTTGTACCAATGGAAAAGGTGGTATTAAGTCTGTTATTCTATTCCCTGTAGCGAATGCCTCTGGAATCGTATTGACTACTAATGAAATCACTAGTATGACAGTATCAGGAGAGGTGTTTTTGTACAAATTAAAATCAAATTTATCCAGCTATACAGCTCCAGTGCAAGTGAACAAAGATAACGGTACTTTGTGGTACAATCAAAGCTTATCAATGATACTTGCTTCTGATACTAAAGAGCTTAGATCTGAGATACATTTGCTAGCTCAAAACGAAGTTATGTGCTTAGTAGAGAAAGCTAATGGTACTTGGGTAGCTTTAGGAGTAGAGGAAGGGCTTCAGGTAGCTGATGCGAATGAATATACTTCAGGAGTTCTTAAGTCTGACCGACAAGGACACGTGATCGTATTGAATGGAATGGAGAATAATGAAGTACCTGATGTGGATGATGCTATCATCACTACATTATTGACTCAGCAGTCTCCAGCAGTTTAAATTTCTGTACCTAGTATATATAGAGGGAGGGAGTATTCCCTTCCTTTTTTTTTGTAAATTAGAGCCATGAAGATAAAAAAAGACTTAATTGGTAAGAAAATAAGAGGAGGAATCCTCAATAAATGGTATACCATAGAGGAAGGACAGGAGGAGAGATACCTTAAGCTGGGCCTATTGAATATATTTGAAATTGATACTCCATTATTAACAAAGAATGTTAAGGATAGAAAGAAATCAGACAAGCTCACTGATAGTGACAGTAACGGAACTGACAACAATAACAGCTCCGAACTATCTATTTGAATTCATTGAGGAGCAGAGTGGAGATGCAGTATACTGTATTCTCACAAATATCAGCACTGGGATTCCTAGATATGATGAATTCACTATCATAGATGGAGTAGATGTGACCTTTCCCTATGCTGGATTCTATACATATAAGATCTACCAGCAAACATCAGCAGTTAATTTAGATCCTGCTTTGTCACAGGGCCTAGTGGAGGAAGGCCGAGCTCATGTATATGAGACAGATTCTCCAGCGAATGAATATACAACACTACCAACATCATATATATATGAGTAATAGAATGATTTCTGTATCTATGTCAAAGCAGTATGTTAAGCCTGTAGAGCAGAAGGATAAGCAGAGAGGCTTTATAAAGTGGGGATTAAAGAATGACTATCCTTTCTTCCTCATAGAGCTCCTCCAGGGGAGTGCCTGGCATCAGGGTATAATAAAGAATAAGACTTTCTATATAGCTGGCAATGGCTTAGAGGTGACTTCTGGAGATGCTACTAAATTTCTAGCTAATAGCTTCAGTGATTTTGATATGAATGAGATATCTCAGAGGCTTACTTTTGATTTTGAGCTCTTTGGAGGCATGGCTGTCAAAGGTACATGGAATAGAGAAGGCACTGCTGTAGCTAAGTGGGAGTATCTTCCCATAGATATGTGTAGACTTTCTGAGGATGAGAGAACATTATTTATCTCAGACAACTGGAGTGCTATGAGACAGACTCCTGAGGATACTAATTTCAGAAGCTTAACAGCACTAGATGAGAGGAATCCAGAAGGATCATTCTTCCTATACTATAAAGAGCCAGCAAAGCAGGCTAAGGATGAGCTAGGAATATATCCAAAGCCTCCATATGTAGGAGGAATCACAGCTATTCAGACAGATGTAGACATCTCTAAATTCCATATGTATGAAATACAGAATGGATTTAAAGCTGGTACATTGATAAATTTAGCAAGTGGAGAGCCTGAGACAGCAGAGGAAGAGAGAAAAATCAAAGAGCAGATTAAAGGTAGGACTCAATCTGTAGAGGATGCAGGAGAGATTATCATCACTTTCTCGAATGGATCACAGGATGCTCCTACAGTATTAAGCCTCACAGGGAATGATCTAGATGAGAGATATCAAATGACTGAGAAATCAGTACAGCAGAATATATTAGTAGCTCATTCTGTAGTAGCTCCTTCCTTATTTGGGATAGCTCCTCAGGGATCTTTTAATGCTGCTGAGAGTGCTGATCTATTTGAGATCTTTAAACTCACTTATGTTAATGCTAGGCAGAAGCAGATTGAATGGCTAATTAATTATATGGCTAAGCTCTCAGGAGCAATGGCTACCTTGAAGCTGGTGGATGTATCTCCTTTGAGTAGTGCAGATGCTCCAGCAGCTGAGGTTACAGCTCCAGTGGGAGATATACCAGCGAATGAGACTCAGGTAGATGTGGCTAAGAGTGCATTAAATGGAGCACAAATAGCATCACTAGTGGAGGTAGTGGCTAATATTAAGGCTGGAATTCTTACTCCAGATAGTGCTCTTCAGATCATTATGGCCTCATTCCCTACAATAGATGAAGCACAAGCTAGAAAAATAGTAGGACTTCCTACTCAGATGCTCTCAGCTTGCTCTCATGATCATTCATTCAGCATAGATGAGCTACAGGTATTCTCAGAATATGGAGCTGATGCTTCAGAATACAAAGTAATTAAGTCTACTCCTATTGAATGGGATACTCCATCAGAGCAGATATTCTCTAATGAGCCAATGTTATTTGCAACTGTAGGAGAGATAGTGATAGGATTAGGAGATATAGAGAAGAATGTGCTCCAGATGTTAATGGATGGAGAGGATGCTAATGCCATAGCACAGGCAAATAATAGAACATTAGGAGAGATAGCTAAGATCATAGATGAGCTTAGCACTTTAGAAGTATATCAGAAGGGGAATGTGACCAGCTTAGGAGAGAGTGTGCTCCAGGAGATAGAAGCTCCTATAGCTCAGTATGAAGTGAGATATTCATATCAGGTACGCTTAGATGTTCCTCCAGTAAAAACTCAAAGCAGAGAATTCTGTACCAGGTTAATTAATTTAAATAGGCTATATACCAGAGAAGAGATAGAGAGAATATCTCAGAGGGTGGATAGAGATGTATGGAAGTATAGAGGAGGATGGTATACTAATCCAGATACAGGAAGATCTACTCCATGGTGTAGACATTTATGGAATCAGCAACTAGTAATTAAGAGAGGATGAATTATCTAATATCAGTAGAAAATTTAAAGAAATTAGGATTAATACATTCTAATACAGATACTAAACTGCTAGCAGTGGCTATCAAAAGGACTCAGGACATGAGCATTCAGCCTGCACTAGGCACTCCTTTATACAAAGCTCTGCTTTTAAAAGTGCAGAATAATAACTGGACAGATCCTAACTACGTTACTTTAATGAATGATTATGTCATTCCATGCCTGGTAGCTTATGTAGACTACAGATGTGCTGTGCTGCTCAATGAGAAGCTAACTAATAAGGCAGTAGGAAGAGGGCAGGATGAGTATCTCACAGCGAATACTGATGCAGAGACTAATGTGCTCAGAGATCATCTGAGAAAGGATGCACAATTCTATAAGCAGAGGCTGATAGGCTTCCTTAAGGATGATAATGGACAGGACTTTCCAGAGTATATTGATACGAACAGCACTAGCTGTAATGAGAATGTAAAGAGAGACAGAACAGGATATACTCCCAACGGATGGATAGTGTAAAATTCAAAGTGAGCCAGAAGCAACTGGAGAAACTAAAAAAATATTTAGCAAATGGAAAGGACTCTAAATCAGCTAATGAGAGAGCTGCAAGAGATAGCAAATCAGCACAGGCAGATAAACGGTAGTTTTTTTCAGGGAGATTTCTATGATGCGATCTCCAGAGATGCTGTTCAGTATCCTCTTATGGTAGTTACTCTTCAGCCTGGAAGCATTAATGAGCAGTCAGTCACAGTCAATGCAGTGATCACTATCTGCGACAAATATAATAAGCAGGAATACAGGCAGATTAATGAGGTACATTCGGACTGCTTATCTATATTGAATGATATAAATGTCACCATGAGACAGTATAGATTCACTGAGTTTATGGATCTGGCTACTAATCTAGCAACTGATCCATTTATAGAGCAGGGACATGATGTAGTGGCAGGATGGACCATGGCTATCCAGTGCGACATCTTTAATGAATCAGACTGGTGCGACATTCCATATGATAATTATGATTTTGAGAATGGCATTCCTTCACCTTCTGGCTGTGGAGATCTATTCACTACATTTGAGGTATACGTCAACTCAGTGCTAGTAGATACATTCACTCAATCTACAGAAACAAATAACACTATAAATATAACTTTCTAAGATGGCAGTAACAACTATAAACATTCCTTCTCAGGTGCTAACTTATGCAGATCTAGCTACATTCCCTGTGACAGGAGCAAATAATACTATTTACATAGCAGAAGATACTGATACTGCATATTATTGGGATGGAGCTGCATATATAGTACTAGGTACAGCTGGAGGAAATCAAGATCTACAGGCAGTAACTGATATAGGGAATACTACTACCAATGATATTAATTTGGATAATAGTGCAATAGTATTAGAGAATAGTTCAAGGCTTCAAAGTGGCACTTTAAATAATGGAGCTGGTGGAGGAATTGCTAGAGTATGCAGTATTGGATATCAAGATGAATGGGAAAATGGAATGCAGTATTTCATTGATCAAAATAGCCTTCAAATTGTTTGGGTTAATTCAATTAACAACACAACGCCTGGCATAAATGATGATATAACTCTAGGATATATAGTAGGTAGTATCTTCCATGATATGAATAATCAAAATAAGTACAAATGCACTGATAATACTAATGGAGCTGCTGTATGGATACCTTTCTTTGAAGATGTACAGCCTCAGACTAATACAGGCCTCTTTGCTCAGACTGCTAATAGCACTACTATAGTCAATACTACAAATGAGCTCACTTTGATAGATGGAGGAGTAGGAAGTTTATCAGTGCCAGCTAATGGCTTTGCTGTAGGAGATTCCTTCAGAGTGGATATGGGAGGAGTCATGAGTGCTCAGAATAATAATACGTTAAGAATAAGACTCAAAACTGGATCAGTAGTGCTAGCAGATTCTGGAGTGCTAACTATGCCAGCAATTACTAATCAGGTCTGGACATTATCGGTTACTTTTACTGTGAGATCTATAGGAGCAGCAGGAGTAGCTTCCATAGTTACTCTAGCACAATTCCACATTTTGAAATTAGCTTCAGGTACTCAGCAAGGTTTTGCCTGGAATACTGTCAATAATACTACATTTGATACTACTATTCAAAATACTTTAAACATAACTGGCCAGTGGAGTAATGCTACCAATAATAACAGCATCTATTCTGATATATTTATACTAAATAAAACCTATTAATAGAACAAAGTAGCATAATATTAGGAATGCAAGAGCCTATATTTAAACTAAACTTTAAGACTTTCTGGAGATCTCCTTTCTCCTATATACTATTTTTAGCTATCACAGCTCTAGTATATTTGGGTAGAGTAATTATCTCCAGTAAGGAAGATGAGATAGAGGTACAGCAGCAGAGAATAGAGGATTGTGATGAGGAAAGGAAGGCAGATAAAAAGCTCCTACAGGATATAGTATTCCAAAAGGAGATACATGATAAGATAGATGGAAAATAAATTCTACATAATCACCAGCGTAATAGCAGCCTGTGCTATTTTATTAACTCCCAGAAAGGAGATAAAGTATGAGAAACCTAAGATAGATGCAGTACATATCAAAGCAGAGCAGTATCTGGAAGATCTAAAGCATGAAAATGAGATAGCTCTAGAGAAGATGAAGCATGATGTGGATTCATTAAAGAAAAAATCATATATTCGTAAGAAAAAATGAACTTATCTCCTCACGTCACAAGGGCAGAATTCGAGCATTCTCCTACAGCAGTTAAGCACGGCATATCAAATGAGATGAGCTTAGAGCAAATAGAGAGAGCTAAGCTAGTTTGTGTTAATTGTTTTGAGCCTATTAGAGCCTATTTAAAGAAACCTATTCATGTGAATAGTGGATTTAGATCTCTTCTATTAAATAAGAAGATAGGAGGCAGTAAAACTAGCCAGCACTGCAAAGGTGAAGCACTAGATCTAGATCTGCATGATAGAAATCTATTCAACTGGATCATTGATAATGTGGATTTTGATCAGCTTATCTATGAATTCGGTACAGATACTCAGGCAGACTGGTTTCACATAAGCTATTCTAAAGGCAAAAATAGAAAACAAGTGCTCAGAGCTGTAAAAAGAGCAGGTAAAACAGTATACATTCCATATAGTAAGTGATGGCAAAAAAGAAAAAAGATCTTAATATCAATATTGATACTAAGAAAGTAGATGTAAAAGTCACCAGAAAGGATGGCAAAACTAAGCTTCAGGTAGACTCAGAGAAAGTAGATATCAATTATGAGAAGCATAATGATGAGGCTATCTTCACTGTAGATACTCAGAAAGCAGATGTAACTATCAAAAAAGACAAAGATAATACTACAATAGAAGTCAGTGATCAGTCAGGGATACTGGGCAAAGTAGTATCATTCATAAAGAGGCTATTCTAGCAGTTCATATTTAATGGTTTAAGGTTAGGAAGGGGAGCAGTGCTCCTCTTTTTTTGTGCATAAAACTAAAAAAAATTAAAATTTTGTTTAAAAAGTTTTGCAGTTATGAAATAATAACTATATTTGTAAGGTCAATAAGGCACAGAACTATAAAAAAAAGAGACATGAAAAATCAATTTAAAATCACATTTCTAAACAAGGAGAAATCATTCCAGAGAGATACTATCTATTTTGAGAGCTATGAGGAAGCTGTTCAATGGGGTTTAAATAACCTAGAGAAGTTTAATAGTGAAATGATACAATTTAATTTTTAAGGCCATGAGAGACTTTCTAAAATTCGCACTAGCAGTCTATTTATTAGGTTTAATCATTGGAATAATAGAATCAATATGAAGGATACAGTAATAAAACTACAGGCAGCAGCAGATGATCTTTGGGGACAGATCATGGACATGGAAGATCAAAAGGAAACCATAGAGAAGATTAAAGATCTCTACAGAAAATCTACTTTAACAGAAGCTGTATTAGCTCTTCATGATCTAGATGATGAGATTAAAGGAGTTCAGAAGTCTCAGGATATGCTAATGAATAGCTATTCAGTAATCATGTATAAAATCGCAAATCTATGCAAGAGAGAGAATGTACAGAGTGCTATGGAGAAGGCTGTATAGAATTAATAGGAGACTGCTCTATGCCAGCATCAATGTGCTGTGGAGGATGTGTTAAACTATATAAATGTGAAACTTGTAACGGAACAGGATATGAAGAATACGAAGATGAATACGAAGAAGGAGAATGAATTCATTCCCTTAAATTATCCTCTAGTGAGAAAAATTCACTGGTGGAGAAAGCAATCAATGCAAGAGGACAAAGGTGGGAGCTTTGATGTTCAGCTCTATATGCAGTACTGTGAAGCTAAATTCCAGCAGATATGAAGTACTATAAAATAACATTTAAGCTCCATGATGGCCATAAGTGGCGGACAGCTTACAGAACTATTCAGGCGAATTCTCCAGAGGATGCAGTAAAGAAAGCCGATATGTGGCCAGAACTAATTAAAAAAGTAGAATTGATATGAAAAAAGCCACAAAGAGAATACCAGTATTAATGCAGATTGAACATCCCATAACTGGAAATATTCATACTAGAGAAATTTTAACAAAAAATATAGATGAATATTTAAAAAAATATAATGGTCCTAATATATATGGAACTAAATGGACTATGATACCATTTAATAAATATAGAGTATGGCTAGAGGATAGCGTAGAGCCAGAAGGAGGGACATGGTGGTATTGTTTTGAAGATGCTAGAGGTTATTTAAGACAAGAGGAATATGTTTATAAAAATACAGATGAGCTAGATACGCTTCAGCAGTATATTGAATGGGGATATAAAATAGAGAAATTATGAAAGGATATATTAAGATTAAAAAGATGAACCTAGAGCCTGATAAATTTGGTCAACATATAAAAGTTACTATGATAGGTTTATATGATGAAGATGATAAATGGATTAAATGGATACCATTGAATGAGAAGTTAATTAACTTTTTACTAGATCAAAAAATTGACGTAGTTATTAATCCAGATGCATTATGAACAAAACAGCAATAGCAAAAGAACTGATTAGGGAGCATGGGCTCTATACTCACAGCAGATCCAGAGAGATAGTTTATAAAAGGTACTTTCTCTATGCTCAGCTCAGAGATGATATGACATATCAGGCCATAGGTGAACTATTTGGGAAGGATCATGCTTCCATAGTGCATGGAATAAATATCCACAAGTCATGGATGGCTATCAATGACAAAGTATATCTGAAGTATACAAAGAAAATTAAGGAGGATTATGAGACCAAAGTCATGAATGGCTATGCTGATAAGGAGAGAATACTGGTAAGAGTGGATGATTTCTTCCAGGATGTAGCTTCAATAAATGTGAGGATGAGAGTAAATAGAGATTTTCTAGAGAAATTATATGAAGTGAATACCTTCCAGGAGCTCTATGATGTATATTTGCAAACTTTGGAGTGATACACTTGGACAGATTGAGGGCTCTATATATATATATATATATTTAATTTTTGGACTTTTACCTATTTTTTTACTTTTCGCAGAAAATTGGGTTTCAATCTGCCAATGTGTATCAGGATTATTTAACTAACTGAAAATCAGTAACTTTTTTAGGTACACTTTAAGCCATATAATATGAATAATAAACTAATAAGTATCTTTAAGAATGTGAGAGATGTTTCTAATCCTTTTAATATGCCTATCTCATATGCCTTAAACAGGATAAAAGATGGGAATTCTAAGGAAATTGTGGAGCAGATCAGATCACTTAAAGACAAAACACAATTAAACGATCTTAAAAAGCAGCTTCCAGGAGTATGTTTCAACGGCACATTTAAGCACAGGAGCTCCAATGGACTGCTGGAGAGATCAGGATTCATGATAATTGATTTTGATGATGTAGATAAAGCTCATGAATATAAGCAGCATCTAATCAAAGATCCCTACATTTATTCAGCCTGGATATCTCCTTCAGGAATGGGAGTGAAAGTATTGGTAAGAATAGAGACTTCAGAAACTCACAAAGGTTATTTTGAAGCTTTAAGAGAGCACTTTAACTCTCCATACTGGGATGATTCTGGATCTAATATAGATAGATTCTGTTTTGAGAGCTATGATCCTGACATTTATATCAATGAGAAAGCTCAGATCTGGACTAAGCATGAAGCTCCAGAGATGGATGATATAGGATCTGAAGTAGTTTATCTTCCAGTGAAGTCTGATAATAGGATAATAGATAATCTTCTCACCTGGTGGAGCAAAAAATACGGCATGATACCAGGGCAGAAGAATAATAACATCTATAAGCTGGCAGCTTCATTGAATAACTTTGGGATATCAAAGCAGGAAGCAGAAGCTGTATGCCTTAAATTTGATGAAGGAGGTAAGGATAAAGAGATCATTAAGATAGTAGCTTCAGCTTATAAGAATATCTCTGATCATGGAACTAGATTTTTTGAGGATACTATAGCTAGGACCAAAATAGAGAAGCACATAAGATCAGGGAAAACAGTAAAAGAGATAAGCTCTCAATTTTCAGACTTTAGCACTGATGAGATAGAGAAGTCAGTAGAAGGAATCAAAGAAACTATTTCTATAGATGAATTCTGGACCTATGACAAAGCTGGCAGAATTAAGCTCTCAATCCATAAGTTTAAATTCTGGCTACAGCAGAATAATTTCTTCAAGTACTTTCCTACAGATTCAGAGACATATACCTTCATTAGGATAGACAGGAATCTAATAGAAGAAACAAATAAGGACAGGATAAAAGACTTCACTCTATCAGCTATCATGAATAGGCCAGAAGTAGGATTCATGCCATATGATATGCTAGCTGGAAGTACTAAGATCTTTGCTCCAGAATTCCTGAACATGATTGATAGTGCTAATATTGAGATGATGCAGGATACTGCTACTGAGTGCTATCTGTACTATAGAAACTGTGCCATAAGAATAACTGAGGATAAGGTAGAGCAGCTAGACTATCTAGATATGCCTGGATATGTATGGAAGAAACAGATCATTGATAGAGATTACATTCCTTCTGATCATCACGTCTCTGAATACAGGAGATTTATTTGGCTGATAGCAGGGCAGAATCATGAGAAGTATGAGAGCTTTAAGTCAATAATAGGATATCTTATTCATTCCTATAAAACATCAGCCAGGAATAGAGCTATAATTTTAAATGATGAGACTATATCTGAGAATCCTAATGGAGGATCTGGCAAAGGTTTATTCTGTTCAGCTCTCTCTAAGCTTAAAAAAGTGAGCTCCATTGATGGGAAAACATTTGAATTTACTAAGAGCTTCCCCTATCAGACTGTGAGCACTGATACTCAGCTTCTGATCTTTGATGATGTTAAAAAGAACTTTGCATTTGAGAGCTTATTCTCTCTGATCACAGAAGGAATAACTCTGGAATACAAAGGCCAGGGAGCTATTAAGCTACCAGTACAGAAATCTCCTAAGATAGTTATCACTACCAACTATACTCTGGGAGGAGTAGGAGGATCTCATGAGAGGAGAAAATTTGAAGTAGAGCTATCAGATCATTTCAGCCATATGCATACTCCCCTGGATGAATTCGGACATATGCTCTTTGAGGATTGGAATGAGGATGAATGGAGAGCATTTGATACCTATATGATATCCTGCTGCCAGTTCTACCTTAAGAATGGATTAGTAAAGCATGACTTTAATAATCTGGAAGTAAGGAAGTTTATAAAAGAGACTTCATATGAATTCTATGAGTGGAGTGAAGATGGGAATATTCCTAAAGATATCAGGCTGTATAAAGATGAGCTTTATGATAATCTTATAGCTGATTATTCTGATCTCTCAAAGTGGCTAACTAAGAAGAGATTCACACAGTGGCTGAATGCTTATGGCATCTATAAAGGAATGAAGATCCTAGAAGGGAAAACAGTCAATAGGAGATGGATAGAATATGGGGAAGCTGTGCACGATGTATGGGATGATATGTCACCAAAGGAAGAAATTTTTTAAACTATATACAATGAAAACAACAGAAGAGATACTGGATCAGATGCTAGAGACATTCCAGGAGACAAAAATGAAGGATACAGATCCTAAAAAACTTTGCTTTATGATGAGCTCAGATCTATATCATAGGCTGCATGATAAGAAATCCTATAAGAAATTCAAAATCTATCATTCAGATCTGCTGAAGATGGATACAGCTTTTATTCTGAGCAGAAGAGATAAGGATAGATACATTAAATACTTAAATGCACTCACATGAATAAAGAAAACAAAGCCAGATTAAAAGAGCTAGAGACAGCTTATCTCACTAAGAAATATCCTTCAGTGCCTCTTTATGCTCTAGCATATACAGCATTTAAGGATAATAGTGCTAATGAGCTTACAAAATCTATTATTAAATTCCTAATGATGTCAGGCTGGCAGGCTGAGAGAATAAATACCATGGGAGTATATAGGGAAGCTAAGAAAGTAAAAGATATGGATGGGATATCTAGAGTAGTAGGGAAAGGAAAATATACTCCTTCTGGAAGTACTAAAGGATCTTCTGATATCTCAGCTACCATTTATGGAAGATCAGTTAAGATAGAGGTCAAATATGGCAGAGATGTGCAGTCTGAAGCTCAGAAGAAATACCAGCAAGCTATTGAAGCTGCAGGAGGAATCTATCTAATCGCTAGAGAATTTGATTCATTTATTGAATGGTATGATGAATTCCTATCAGAATTGAAAAAATAATATTATATTTGTAAAACCTTAAATAAATAAATATGAAAAAAGAGAGCACTGGCAATGTCAGTATTTACATGAAGCTATGGAAGGCTAAGCAGTCCATAGGTAAGATTCATAAGAGCAAAACAGCTAAAGGAGAGAAATTTTCCTATAAGTATGCTGATCTAAATTCTGTACTGGAGATAATAGATCCTATTTTATATGAGAATGGCTTAGTATGTTTGCAGCCTATTGAAGATAATAAAGTCTATACATTTATAGTAGACATTGATTCTGGAGAGCATATAAGTAGTTTCATGACTCTTCCAGTTTTAAATGATCCCCAGAAGCTGGGATCTGCCATTTCTTACTATAGGAGGTATACTTTAACCAGCTGTATGTCAATTAGTACGACTGATGATGATGATGGGAATGCAGTAGCTCAGGCAGTGAAGGAATCAGCTAAGCCTAAGATGGATAATCAGATGTTTAATAACTTCCTAGAAGCTTTAAAGAAAGGTACTAATAAATGGCCTGTAGAGAAAGTAGTAGATACGTATGATCTCACTAAGGAGCAGATGGATAAAATTATCACAGTATGAAATTCAATGCCTCACAATATGGAAAGCTTATGACTCTGCCTAAGAGTAAAAGCGAGAAGCTCTCAGAGGGAGCTAAAACTGAGATACTAGCACTGGCTAAACAATACTATTTTGGATACAAGACTGATCTCAATGATAGGAAAGTGAAGAAAGGACTTCTCCAGGAGCAGGACAGCATAGATCTGCTGAATGTAGTAAGAATAGAAGACTACCATAAGAATGATATCAGGCTAGAGAATGACTATTTATCTGGATGCTGTGATATCATCACTGAGAATAGTATCATAGATGTTAAGACTTCATGGGATCTGGAGAGCTTTCCTGCTACAGTTAAGGAAGCAGAGAAGAAATCTAATTCTAAGCTGTACGAATGGCAAGGAAGAGCATATATGATGCTGTATGACAAACCTAAATTTGAGCTGATATATTGCATGGTGGATACTGATCCTGATCATGAGCTAGAACTACTTAATCCATGGGATGATTTGTCTACTCATAGAGTAGCTCATATAGAGCCTAGGAAGAGAATAACTGTGCTAACTTATGAGAGAGATCTAGAAATAGAGGAATTCATGCAGAGCCATCTGGCAGAGTGCCACAACTACTATTTAGAATGTATTAAAGAACTAACAAATAAATAAGTAAATAAAAATGAATAAAAAAGAATTTTATCAAGAGGCTATGATAGCCGCATTGAATGGTTTACTTTCTGCAAATGGTAACGCATATGAACCAGAATATTTACAACCTTATGCAACTGTTGCAGCTATGGCACATGAATATGCTAAGGCTTTAACTATTCAGACATTTAATCAATTAGATTCATTTGAGGATGCATATGATCCTAAATGGAATGAAACAGTAATTTAATAATAAACAAATATGAGTAATTATGACAATTCAGGAGCTCTATTTAAGAACTCTAAAAAAGAAAAAGAAAGCCAGCCAGATCTCACTGGGAAGATCACTATTAATGGAGTAGAGTATAGTTTATCAGGATGGGGTAATACTAGCAAATCAGGGACTGAGTATATCTCTATCAAAGTATCAGAATTAAAACCTAAATCAGATGATCCATATTGATTTGACAGAAAGCTTCTCTGAATGGCTGAGGCAGGAGATAAAGTCTAAGATCACTAAAAGATATAAGCTCTCAATGATAGCTGAGGATATGGGAGTATCATATATGCAGCTCTGGAGATTTATCAAAGGTGAAAAAGTTAACCAGGACTTTATAGACAAGGCAATGAAATTCTTATCTTAGCATATGGCTTGTGAAATATTTGAAGCAGCTCCTATATCATGTGGTCCTCCATTTGATGCAAAGGAATTCATTATAAGAATCACTAGAGAGCAAATACTAGCATTCATTCCCTTTTATGTTTTGGAATAGAGAAGCATATAAGATAGCAGAGAAAATCACGGGAGGGCATGAGCTTTCCTGTGATCTCGTTTCTCATGTATTTCTCATTCTGAATAGATATACGCTATCAGAGGAAGATCTTCCTAGGACCTTTGCCAGATTCGCTTATAATCAATGGAACTGGAGAGAGAGTGACTTCAATAAAACAATGAGAGGAAGAAATACCATAGAAATCACTGATATAATAGAAGAGGATAGTATACTCTCTTCTGATCTACAGGATAGATTCAGAGACTATCTAGAAAGCTCTCCTGAGAATGATAATGAGCTATTTTGTAAAGAGATAGCTAAGATGTATATTTGTGGCATGACATACAGAGAGATAAGGTCTGAGACAGGCATCTCTTTAGATATGATTAATAAAGCACTAAAACAATTTAAGCATGATGTATCTAATACCATTAATAGCAGTGGGAGCAGCGAGAGCTATTTTAACTCTCCCTCTGCCAGACTTGAAACCATTTAACTGCATGAGCTGCTTATCCTTCTGGATTTGTGCTATCAAGTGCTCATT